TGGCCCACCAACACCGGGTGATACGAGACATAGGGAAGCGGGAGGATCGAGTTGTCCAGCCCGTACTGGTACACGTCGGCCGATGTGTGGAAGTTGTGGGAGGCGACGGCCAGCCACTTCCGCGAACTCGTGGAATCGAACGGCCGCGAGTAATCGAGGGACTGGCCAGACACCTCAGCCATCTTGGTAATCGCCATCAGTCGATCTCCAATCCGTCGTCAGCAGCCATGCCCTCGAGCGCGTCGAGTTGCTGTTGCTGTATGCCTAATTGCTGCTGCTGAATCCGAAGCATCTCGTCTTGCTTGTCCGCCCCACGCATCGAGGCGAAGATCGACGATATGGCCTCCTTGCTGCCCATCTGCAGGGCCGCCGCGCCCTTGTCTTTCGCTGCGGTGTCTGTCTCTGCACCCGGCGGCGGCTTGATCCGTGGCGTGATCGGCTTCTTTTCGACTTCGGCTTGCAGGCCCTCCATCGTGGTTGCCATGTCGGCCTGTAGCTTGCCCTCCAAGTCCGACACCATCGCCCCGAGTGCGTCTTCGACCGCCGTCGGAACACGATCCGCAATCTTCGGCAGTTCGGAGACCGTTGACTTGAACCCGTCAAGTAATGGAGTCCACGCAAATTCCAATGCCGTCGTTCCACCGCTGGCGATGTAATCCCAAATCGCCACCATGTTCGCGCCGATGTTGTCGCCGATGTTCTTGAACACCGTCGCGACGACTTGCCACTCATCCATCCACAGATTCAACCAGTTGTCACGGAACCATTCGAGGTACCCGCCGACCACATCAGTGAAGAAATAGGCGACAGTGTTGCCCATCTGTGTGAATGCCAATGTGGCTGATGCCGCAACATATTCAAGAAACGCCCCGAGGTTGGTGATAATCGCAATCGCTGCCGCCATCGGTGGGACGAGTGAATCCCGAATCCCATCACCAATCGTCTCGAACTTCAGCAGCAGATCAGTGGCCGCAGGAGCGACGACGGTCGTGATCATCGTGGCCATGCTTTGCAGCGTCGGCAGAACCAATGCCCCAATGCCCTCGATTGCTCTCCCCGCGACGTTGTAGAGGATCACAAACGGATTCGACATTGCCTTCGCCGCTCCGCCAAACTCGGTTTTCAGCTCCTCCAAAATCGCCTTCTGTGCCCCCATCACATCACCAGATTTAACCATCTGTGTGATCTGCTCTCGCTGCTGCTCGGTGAATGACACACCGACACGCCGCAGGGCTGTCAGTCCGGTGATCGGATCATTCAGGGCTTTGCCGATCTGCACGATGCTGGATTGCATGTCCTGCCCCATGACTGCGGATAAGTCTTGGGCCGATACCAACGCCTCCTTGAACACGTCGCCCTTGATCTGCGTAAACGTCGCCAGAACCGCCGCCGCCGAGGTTGTCACGTCCGCATTCACGTCGTTGACAAGTTCGAGCGAGTCCGCGAAATCAATGATCTCTGCCGCCGTGAACCCCGCCGCCATGCCGGTTGATGCAACAACGGCTTCGAGTTTGGCGACTTGCTTGCGGGCTGCGATTGTGACCGACATTGCCCCAGCCAATCCGGCAGCAGCAGCCAGCCCCGCCACCGCAATCCCGCTCAGTGCCGCTCCAACGCCACCGACCACCGCCCCGATACCGCCAGTCACCGAACCGCTTGCAGCGCGTACGCTCGCCGCAGTCTTGTTTACCTGTGCCTCTGCCTGCTGCATCGGGCCGGTAAACTTCGAGGTGTCAGCCACGAGATTGGCAACAAGATTACCGATCACCGCCATGCTTTAGCCTCCTCATTCCGCGTGCGACTTCGTCCGGTGTCATCTCTCGCGGCTTTGGCTTGTCTTGTGGACGGAATGCCTCTGCAATCTTCCCCAGATCAGGCTTGCCACCCCACGCACTGGAAACAATCGCCGTCTGCACTGCCGCTCGGTAGTCGTCTGCTGGCTTGCCCCATCCCTCGATCTGGGCAAACGCTTTCAGCACCGTCAGTTGCTTCCGTGTCAATGTGTCCAACAGTTCTTCCCAGTCTGCTAACCGATGATCATGCGCCGCGAGTTTCATCACCCACAGCACATCATCATCGGCAGTCAGTTTTTTACCGCAGTGTCCACCTTGCCGGGGCTGGAAATCTTCTGAACCGCCTCGCTCAGTTGCTGGATCACGTCGGTTGGGATGTCCTCAATCTCAGGATCATCCGCCGCGAACAATGGTTCGCCGTCGGCATCAGTAACACACGTCGCGACCATGAACGCCAACAAATCCTTGCCCGCCCCAGACTTGGCCAACTCGTCAAACTTGCCAGCCTCCCGCAGTGTCAGGGGGCGGACCATGACAGTCTCCCCGTTGATCTCTACCGGCCGGGGCTGGCGTTTAAGAAGTGCTTTTCGGCTCACTCGTCCTCCTCGTCGTCTGTGTCTTGCGGCAGTTGATCAAAGTTCGGGCCGGGCTTGTACGTGCCGTCCGGGTTGTAGCCGGTGATAATCCCGGCATCGAAGAGCCCGAAGTCCTCCGGGTGAATCCCAGCGGACAGCCTACGGGCCGCGTGTTGGGCCTGCTGGCGTTGCTGGCCGTTCATTCCCGCCCACTTCTCACACTCTTCGTCGGCGGGCTCAGCGACGCCCATACGCACCAGCATGTAACAGTCTGGCCGTTCGAGGATCGCACCCAGTTCCCAGAACAACGCCGACTGATTCGCACCGTTCCGCCAGACGACACGCTCCACCGTCTGGAGTTGCTCGTCCTCAGACAGCACGGCCGACGGGCTCACTTCCAGATCATCGCGGATGATTCGCGCTTTCATCAGGTGGGCCACCCCGGATCGCCGTCAACCGTGTAGGTGATCGACGCCTTCAACCCGTCTTCCATCGCAACGGTAACGCCGAACTCGACGCCCGCCGCAGTGAAAGATTGATTGGTCGCCGCAGTGTCGGCATAGATGATCTTCATGGCGTTGTCTGCTGGAGTCGCCACCAGATCCGTGATCGCCTGATGTCCGGCCAGTGCGGGATCGTAGAAGATCTCCGCCGCGACGGTGCCCGGGTTGCTGTACCCAGTTTGCGAGAACGTCTTGTATGTGCCGCCGTCCAGCGTCGTGGACTCGAACGTCTCGCTCCCCGCTCCGCTGTGTTCAAGGCTCAGCATCTGCGCGATGTCCACCAGACTGGCGGAAACAGTGTGCTGCAACTTGGTTCCCTTGCACTTCACGATAGCCATTCACTGGCCCTCCTAAGTGTGCTGAATGATGAATGACAGACTCCGAACGTAATGCCGTGCATCCCGCCCGTCTCCGAGGTAGACAACGTCATCTCTGGCGTTCTCCCAGAGGACAGCGTTGATTGTGTCTGGTGCTCCGGCCGCCCCGACGTAGTCGCGAAGGAACACCTCGACGGCCGTTGCTAATGCAATCGCTGCGGGCCTGTTGCTGGCGTAACAATCGATGTCCACATCAGACCGTCGCAGTGTGCCGCCCGTGCCATCGAACCGCCTGTATGGATCGTGGCTCGTCAGCGTGATCAGCACGTAGGGGGCTTTGACGCCCTCGACGGGATGATCCAAGAACACCGCATCAATCGACAGACCGCCGACAGTCTGGGCAGGGGCCAGCGTCGTGATAGACGACTGTGCCAAGAGCAGCGTGCGGAGCCCGGTTTCAATGGCCACTACTTGCCCTTCCGCTTGGTGATGTCCTTAATCAGCCGCTCCCATACGGCCGACTCCATCGCCTTAACTCCCGCTTGCCGCTTGGCCTCAACTCCGTGCTCAACAGCACGTCCGACGACTGGAGGCATCTTGCCCGTCTTCCAGTTCGTCACGTCTCGCAGGCTGGCACCGACATACATTCGAGTCCGCTTCACCACACGCTGCTTTGTACCAATCGCTGCCCACATCACATTGCGTGCACCCAGTCCAACACCTTTTGGCTTGCCCGCCTTCGTCACGTTCTTCCCGCTACGCTTCGGCTGTACCCGCTTTGATGCCGCAGCCACTGCAAACCCAGCTTTCGCCCCCTGCTTTTTGTACTTCGCCTTGGTCAGCCCACTGCCAATGAGTCGCTTGAGATTCTTCAGGTTCGCCGGGATTTGATGCTTGATCCCAACCGCGAACTCTTTGACGCACGCACGCAAGCCGGATTGGATCGCCGCCCGTGTCTGCTTGTCAGCGAGTTTGTTCAACGCCTCTTTTAACTGCTCGTCTCCCGCAAGCTGAATCACAGCCGCCTTAAATGCCGCTGTCCTCCGTGCGGACTTCTCCCGCCGCATACGTGCCATTTCCGCCTGTGGTGGCTTAGCCATCGGTGGCCACCTCCACGCACGAAAACCGCACCATCTCCCCGCCCTCATCCACGTTTACAGGCGGGCCGGAAATCGACAGCACCCGAGAACCCAGACTCAGGCGATGCTTGACAGTGATGCCGGTCGTCACCGGATCCGCTCGCATCGTGATTTGATGCGTGATGTCGCCAGCCACCTCGACGCCCCGCAAAAACTCACGGCTCCCGCGTGTCGCGACATGGCACCATCGCTCGGCGTAAATCACCCAGTTGCTGGCCGATGTCTCGTCGATCTGCCCCGCCGCGTTGACGGTCGCCGATAGCCGCTCGATGGTAACGCGATTGCTCAGGCTGCCGGCCTTCATGCGTATCCCCCCCACTTCAGGCGAGACACCAACGCCGAGTATGAGAACTCGATCTCCTTGGAGATTGTGCCAGTGATCGACGCTTCCGCATTCTCCAGCCAGTGGGCAGCCAGCAGCTTAATGGCCTGCTTGGCATCCTCTGGCACAGCAGACGCCGCACCGTATCCCGCCGTGTATGTCACCGCCACGGCCGAGAGTCGGTCGTATGTCGTGGGCCACGTCTGCCCGAACGCTGGCCGGATGATCGCGGGCTCAGCGTATAGATCCGCCTCGTATGTGCTGGCGGAGAGTGTCTGTTGTACGTTCAGTGAGTCGTAATAGGTGATCGATGTGATTGATTGAATGGGGGCCACATCGAAGACGACGTAGGCCGGGAGATAGTCGAGATACAGAATCCGCGTCTGTGTGCAGAATGCCCGCCGCGTGTCCTTCTCCAGCAGCGTCCGGGCCGCGACAAGGTATCCCTGAATCTTGCTGTCTTCGTGGTTGTGATCGATGCGGGAATGCAGCTTGAATTCATCCACGCTGACCGGCTCGACCACTGGAGCAACGCTTACCCGCGACGAGTGCCGCACGTTCAACATTGATTCCAGTGGTCGGGCCATGTCCCACATATCAGCGTCCCTTTCGAGAGAAGCGAACAGCACGCTCCGCAGCAGCCGGGGCCACTGCGGTTTCCATGCCGTCACCTGCTGGCCGTGCGATCCGCCGCTTAATCAGTGTGTTGGCCACACCGTCAGGCGGACAGATCACAATGCCAGCCTTGTATCCCTGCCAGCGTTGCAGGAGTTCGATCTTCACGCGGGCACCCGCAGGATATTCCCGAAGCCACGTTCGGAAGCCGACACCGGGTGATCGGAACCACGAGACAGCAACGCGAACGCCGTCAGGAAAGTACCGGTAGCACCGTCGCCAGCAGTCGCCACGAGATCGAAGTATCGCTTACGTCCCCGCAAGTCCACCTCGAACTTGAAGCACTTGTTGTCGTCGGTGGCACTCGGGAGGGTAGAGGTTGTCCCCGCGATGCCCGCTGAGGTGCCGTAGACAAGTCCGGTAACGTCGGCGTAACTGCCGTCGGTGTCGGATTCCTGCAACTTCAAGGCCGTCATGGCAATGTCCGTCGCCCCGACATACACGAACACTTCGAGATACTCGTATCCCTGTGTGTCGATGCTGCCGGTGGCGTAACTGGCATTGTCCACAATCGCAGCCGGGGGCGTGATCGAGACAAACTTGGCGTATTGGGCGTGATTCATGGATTCACCTCAGCTCGCGGGAGTGGACAGCATGATCACCGGGCCAGCGACCGACGCCGTACCGCGCTCATGGTAATTGATGTCGAACCGCTCGGTTCCCCGAATCGCGAGTTGATCGAATTCGAAGTACCGCGAACCGTCCACCTGAATGGAGATGCCGCGACGGGTGCCCATCGTGGCAGCCAGTTGCAGGTTGCCGAGGTAGGCCAGCCCATCAGTCGAAGTCTGCGCCGTGGTGGTGGAGTTCATCACCTGCACGATCTCGACGGGGAAGCCGAGGAATTGCAGCGGAGCACCGCCCGCCACCTGTGCGACGGTGTTGCCGCCAGCCGCTTCCGCAAGCCGCAGCATCGAGTTCGCCCAGCCAACCCGGCTGACGTACCACCGTGCACCCGCCACAGCGTACTGAGGCAGCTTGCCGACCATCGCCTCGAAGTCTTCGAGATCGAGGGTACTGAAAGCCGTGTTGCCAGTCGCGGCGGTAACCTTGGCTCCCGCAAGAGTGCCGGACTTCAGCCCCACGATGCCGCCGTAAGTGCTCGTGCCGTCACCGTTGAACGCACACTCGTCTTCCTTGTCGGCGAACGAGTAGGCGATTTCACTCGCCAAATCGTCCGCGATTGACAGGATCGAATCTTC